GACAGCCTGACGCAATCCTTCAAGCGCGGTCACTGATGCCATGCGTTCCTCTACCACTCCTTCCCACATAGCGACTACGAGTTCGTCAATAGATGGGTATTCTGCTTGGCGATTACGGGAGTATGCTTGTGAGTCTGATTCTGCTTGTAGTCGTGCGACTTCAGTGTCGATCAGTGATTGATCTAGAACAACAGGATTGTCGTTAACATCAAACGCTCCCGTGGAGTCATCAACACGAACCACATTCGGATGAGTGTTATATACTGCTTGATGATTCATCCCGCTATCTCCATTACTGTTATCGTTGATGCACCGCGCCCATATTGGATCGCATCAGAATCAAGTTCGCTTCTATTCAGATAAGCGGCATAACTACCATTGCTAGTGCTGTACATAAGTTTATAAGTCAAGGAAGAAGTAGAACTTGGAGAGTCAAGATAGACTACAGGGTGGTTATGTCCTTCGTAATGGGCATACGAATAAAGCCAACCGCTAGATAGTCTACTCCGACTCCCGGCTGTATCTCCTTGAATAAGTACAGAGGCATCTCTCCACAATTGAGGCCCTACCAGAGAGTTTTGTCCACCACCTAAAACTGGATTAGCAATAATAAATATTTTCGATGATGTTGCTGATGGAGTGATTGAAACTTCAAGCCCTGTGGTGACAAATGTAGTGCTAAGAGTAGATGCTGTATCTGTCTTTACTGCACTAACCACCTGCAACACCTTACCCGCTGATAATCCTGTTACTGTTGCTCCTGTTACATCAAGCGTTACACCAGATGGAACATCAAACGTATCACCGCTAGTTCCTAAAGTTACAGTACCAGCACCTGTGCGTGGGCTTAGTTTGGCTGTTTTTACTTCACTCATTTCGGATACCCCAGTGTCGGATCAGCAAGGAAGGCTTGATAATCTGGATCAGCCTCGATCTCAGCCCATGCTGTTTCTAGTTCGGCTTGCGTTGGTTGTGGGTCAGAGCCAGACCACTCAACGAACTCATGTGGTGGTGGCGATTGCGTCAGCCGATATTGGTTGGCGTTAAGACCCAAATGATGAATACAGAGATTGATGTCCATTACGCCTCCTTGAAGATTTCGACTGTAGTGTATTGTTCGATGCCCATATTTCCTTGCCACCCAAACCCTTCATCCGCCCGTGTAGTGCTGCATTGATGCTCGATAGTAAAAGCCTTTGATCCAGCAATGGTTACTCTTGCAGAACCTCCAGTAGAAGTGCTGTAATACCCTTCTATTGACCAGCCGATTGCTGCTTCGGAGGCATCAGTTGAGTTATATAAACGCGATTGGGTTCGGTTGACGTAGGAATTTGGGCAGTGCCATTTAATAAAGTATGTTCCAGCACCCAATGTAAATGCGTTTGCTGAAATAGAAACAATACCATCGGGGTCTGATACTTCAGTTTGTAAATCTCTGGTACGCCATGCACCGGACGTGAAAGTTCCACTCACTGTATTCTGTGCTTTCTGATCTGCAATGATTGCGTAAGATGAGAAGAGTCCGAAACCTGTTTGAGTACCACTGTTCGCTATAGTTGCACCCGATGCTATTGCAAGAGTCGCGCCTGATGGGATCGTGGTGGTATCTCCCGAATCAGAAATCTGGAGAGCCGTTCCTGTAGCAGGGCTTATTTTATTTGCTTTGACTTCGCTACTCATGTGATTGCCTCTATCTCTGCGTCAGTCAAACCAAGTGCGGAGAGTTTGTCGTGCGCTGATTGTTTGTCTGCGGCTTTTTGTGCTACAGCGGTTGCTTGTTCTGTTTCAAGTCGTGAGGATTCGGCATCAACCAGTGATTGATCTATCGCAACAGGATTTCCATCTATATCGAAAACATTATCATCACGAATATTTGTAGCAGTAGGATGAGTATTGTAAATTGCTTGATGGTTCATCCTTCTATCTCCATAAGTACGAGTGTAGATGCGGCTCTGGCGTGTTGACCATTATCAGTGTCAGAACCGGTTCTATTCAAATACGATGTTCCGTATAGACCATTTGCCCACGCGAGAGTGTAAGTTGTAGCGCTCGTAGTTGATGGTGAATCAAGGTAGGTAATGTTAGAAGATTCCATATTCCCTGCAACCATACCTACCCACAGAGATGTTATAAGTATTCGACTGCCATAAGCAGAGGGGACGGTAGTGGAACCAAGATTTAATTCAGTTGATCCTCGTTTTATACAGAAGCCGGGCCTTGCATCAGCAGAGCCACCGGAATTAATAGAGCAAAAAATGAGTATCTTGCTTGATGTAGCAGACGGAGTAATCGCTTGCGATAAACTTGTGTCTGTCATAGAGTTAGTAGTTGTGCTATCGTTTCCGTTAAAAGTTGTACTAACCACCTGCAATACCTTCCCTGCTGACAGACCTGTTACGGTTGCGCCTGTAACGTCTAACGTTGCCCCAGAAGGAACGTCTACAGTATCACCGGACGCACCCAGCGTTAGCGTTGTGCCTGTTGAGGGTTGTACTAAATTAGTTTCTACTGTACTCATACTATTACCCAAACTGAACCAGATGGAACTGTCACTACCGCCCCAGAATCTACTGTCACAGGGCCAGCACTCATGGCATTTTCACTCGCTGTTATGGTATAAGAGGTGGTTACATTCTGTTCGTTCTCATAGAAGATTTCATCTCCACCCGCTCCTGTCGCCCCGGCACTAACCACAGCCCATGAAGTATCAGTGCCGTCATTAGTTAGATACTTGGTTGACTGTCCAGATACATTGGGAACGATTGCGGTAGTAGCGGTAGATGGAAAACTATTCTTTAGAACTGTTTTCAACATTCTAAGATGATCGTCCCCCTCACCTACTGGGTCACCAACTACAGGATTTGTATCGACAAGTTGGGTAACCCAAGCGGCAGTTTCTACGCTCATGCTGATGCAGCCGTCATGGTCACTGTGACAGTTAAGGTGTCACCGGAGATTACAGATCGAGCAGACCCAAAGTCAACAGCGCCGTATAATGTGCCGGTAGTTCCAGACTTAGTGTCAACAGAGTTAATGAAAGCACCCGCTATTGTAACGGTTCCATTAATTGAATAAGTTGCTAAGTTACCAACGTTATCTATGCTACCAGATGCAGCAGTACCTAAAGTAAGAGTCTGTCTAACAGTCTGGGAATAGTCTGTGACTTCTGTCCACCCAGCATGGGATGCCATAGTATCACCAGCAGCAACTGTACCAGCCGCCTTTAGCCCTACGTACCATGCGGTAATCTGGGTTGCAGCATCAAAGCAGGAACTAAGTACATGGTTTAGTCCGGCAGTTACAACTAGGTTCTTCTTGCTCTCGCGCCATTTTTCAATGCCGTTGGAATCATAGCAAACAAACTCCCATACATTCTTTAGGCCGAGGTTCATATCTGATTTATGTGTCATGTGTAAGCCTCCATCGGCCTTCATTGTTGGTTTTAAGGTAATCAATTTGGATACTCTACATCTGTCCAAACAGTAGAAACATCACTAACATTATCCCAGAGGAATTCGCCAGAAGATGTAACATTCATTGTAGAGCCTACAGATATAGACTCAGCATGGTTGGTTGCGTTAACATAAGTCATAGTAAGTGGGATGGTTATAGAACTTACAGCAGAAAGTATACTGCTATTTGTGTATCCATTGTCAACACCAAAAGAAATATCATTCTCAAAGGTAAATCCACCAGCGCCTGCTAGGGCATTCTGTAATCCAAATGATATAACCGTTGACATTGAATTTGTAGAGGCGTGAACCTTGCCCAAGTTATTAGCAAAGGATGCAGCAGCGGCAAGCGTTCCTACATTTATATTACTATATCCACTAGATACTGCAAGAGTAGAAGTGTCAGCCTTTGCTGGAGTATTCCAATTAATTCCTATAGCAGACCAAGTTATAGGCGTAGTTGCCTCTGCCCATGTGATCGGGGCTGTCACCAGTAACCACTCGTATTCATAACTCTAAGTGCGGAACCTGAATGACGATCTCTATTATCCTGCTCCTGCATATCTGTTATAGCCTGTTTAAATCCCGCAGCCCATAACTGTACTCTAGGATCATTCATAATGAATGGCTCTGCCTCTAATAGGCATCCGTAAAGATAGACATCAGGGGCGTTAATAATCATCCAGTTAGTCGTAGCCGCCGCAGTGAGAGCGTCAAACTTCTTATAGAATAACATCTCTATAGTCAGGGCGCTTCCGGGGATTGGGCCTAACTGAATCTCATCAGCAATGATGGTGTACATCTGCGGAGTTCCCGTTAGTGTGCTGCCGTACAGCCTGTCGTATATCTCAGGTGTGACGTACTGCATGGGAACTATGGGGTTTTCGTTCATTTGCAAGTTACGCATCTGAATGAAGCCGGTAGGCAGTGCTAGATTTCTCTGGCCTGATACTGTAGTCGCGGTCTGCTTATACTCCATAGCCCTGATACGCAAGAGTCTATTAAACCTTGCCTCACACAGAGCGATAAACTCTGGTATTCTATCTGTTAGATCATCTCTGTCTAACCAATTAGCAACAGCGGTGTTTAGTTCGCTGTAAGTTGCAATACTCATCTACGGTTAACGTAGTAGACTGCGTTGTTCAATGGGTTAAAGTTCTTCTGAACTGCCCCCGCATGAGTGGGGTTATATAGCCACATAGTTATAGCCTCGTTGGTGTGGTGCGTAGGAAAGCGTTATCAGGATCGTTGAGATATTTCTTCATCAACTTAGGGTCTTTTTCTATCGCGCCGTTAGTATCTTTCATCCACTGCTCCCATATCCCTACTGGGATAGATGCAACAGTCATTCCAGAAGTCTGTTTGCCGAACGCTAGTTTATTACCATAGTTATTTAGAAGCGCCTTATTCTTATTTAGGATATCCTCTGCATCCTGATGGGTCACAATACTAGATGTGCCGTCAGCATGATCTTCTACAGTAGTTAATCTTTCGTATTTCATAACGGTAATGATCCGGGAGTTTCTGACATCTTTTTTAATGATGCTACTGCTTTTGTAACAGACGCTTTCTCACTGTATGGTTTAGCCTTTACCGTCTTTTCTTTAGGTTCTTTAAGACCTTCTTTAAGTAGTGCTTTACTCATTAGTTCCTCTATGGGAATGGCCCCCCCGAAGGAGGGCCAAACACAATTACGCTGCTTTCACACCTATAACAGAGCCTGAAGCCTGACCATTCTTACCTCGAAGGCCATACTCAGCAATCATCATCTGTTTCATGGAGTCACCAGTCTTAGCAAGGGTTTCGGTCTGGAAAGGTCGTAGATAATCTACACTCCAAAAATCGTAATCCAAGACATACAACTGGTTTGACTGACAGAAACGGTTAGGTACAATTTTAAACGTACCGAAGTCCGTTACGATGACATCAATAGAGTTGATAGCGGCTGCTGGGGATGCTTTATCATGGTTGGAAACGATATCCGCAACGACTGAGCCAGCCAAAGCAGACATCTTAACCTTCAGTGAAGAGTCGCACATGATTACGTCAGGCGATCCACCGGCATTCCAAATCTGCTCGACACAGGTGTTAAGCATACCCATTGTCAAAACAACTGCCGCACCACTAGCGGTTTTTGCCGCCGATCCGTCACCGGGGTTAGCAACAGCGGCGGCAGTTGGGCCGTCGATGATGTTAGAGTCACCAGCGGTTGAATCACCAAGCCAAGAGTTAAGAGCGGCAGTTTTACGAGCCGTTCCAGACGCTCCAACAGTGGCGGTGTCGTTACCCGTCAGCATCAATTCCATGTCACGCTTAATTTCCTTCGCCCGCTTGGCCAATTGGTAGGCTTGACTGGATTTTCTTCCGGCCCAGTCTACTGCTTCTGCCGTGCCTGATGTTTGAACCGCTTTCTCAGAAATCTGAGTGTAGTTCTGCAGTTTGACAGGCTCAGTTACCGCCAGTGATGCGGGATCATCTCCCTCTAATTTTTGGTTAGCGGCGGCTGCGGCTAATTCATCCTTCTGCCACTCAAATAGAGTATTGGATGCCGTGCCACGGCCAGCCCCAGTAATGAACGGGGTGTCCATTGGACTAATGTTATATATGATATTACTCAAGTCCTCACGGATTTGTACGCCACCATAAGTTTCACGAGTATTAGTTGGTATTGCCATTGCAATATACCTCCTTAGTTAAAGTTCTACGAAATCCTCGAAGAGAGCAACAGAGTCATCTACATGACCACTCTCTTTAAGACGCTTCATTGATGCAGCACGTTTAGATTTCTCAGATGATTTTTTATTCCTACCTGACCCAGCCCTTATAACAGTAGGCTTATTCTTCAGTTTTTTCTTAACTATATCGGAAGAGTTTGCTCTGTCATGTAGCATAGCCTTTCTCAGAACAAGTAGTTGGCGATGATCTAGTAGGTTTTTCAACTCCTCTTCGTTAAATCCTTGAGTCGCTGCATAACCTTTTAGTTCCTGCGCTAAGACTGCCTGCTTTTCTGGATTACCCCATTCTGGGAGTTTTTCCAAAATAGCCTCTCTCTCGTAACTAAGAGATGCCGATCTTGACGCAGCCTCTTCTTCTTGATGCTTCTGAGCAGCCATATTTTGTGCATAGGACGCTTGCTGTATTCTTTCTTGGATATCTCTGTACTCGTCTTTTTTAGTGACAAATGTTATAGGGTCGGTAGCCCTCAGATGTTCCCAATCAATAGTCGCAAATTCGTCCATAGCGGACAGGGAGGATTGCATGGCCTGTTGTAATCCTTGAATGTACTGCTGACGCTCTTGCTGAATTTGGGCAACTTCGAATTGATACCTTTCGGCCATCGCTTCAACTTCCTGCCTTTGCTCAGACACTTTTTGCGTCTTTCTGGTATAGTCAGAGTAACGGGAGTATCCCTTAACAAGTTCGTCAAGGCTTACCTCAAGTTCTTCACCGTTAACTTTAACGGCGTAAACATCAGATTCCTCTTCCAACTCATCTTCTTCTGACTCTTCTTCAGATTCTTCTTCATCCTCAACGGAATCTTCTTCCTCTTCAGAAACCTCTTCCAATGGTTCGTCTTGAGTTTCCTCGGTAGACTCTACAACATCTTCAGTAGGGGCGCTTTCTTCAGTTTCTGGTTTGACCTCTTCAGGTTCCAGTAGTCCTAAGAATGCTGATTGTGCTTGATCAATACTTCCCTGTTCGGGGAGCGGGGCTGTTTGCGTATCCGCCATTTGTGTTCTCCTTAGATTTGGTATTCCTCAATCTTCCTCGCCATATCTCCTGTATCAACGATACTGGTTAGATGAAGGCGTATCCGTTCAAGGAGTCTTAACGAGAGCCAACACTGCTCCCTCGTATCTACATCGTGAACACCTGAGTTATTCCATGTGTCCTGTAAATTCTTTTCTAGTGTGTCAAATGATTCTTGCAGTAATGTATCTTGCAAAAGTCTTTGTGCGTGACGTTCTCTTTCGATGTCAATCATGTATTACCTATTGCTACTGCCCTGTTCTGTTCTTTCTCTAATGCGAGTTCAGCGACTTTAAGTTGTGCGTCTACCGCATCCTTCTGAGCGTCTTGTTGAATCTTCTGCATCTTAACCTGTACATCAGCCGCTTTAATCTCTAACTCTTTCTGTTTAAGTTGCATTTCCATCTTAGCCATCTCCTCTTCAGGGTTGGGCTGCTGTGGTTGAGGCGGTGGTGGCTTGGTTAAGAAGTCATCTACATTCTGGTAGCCCATTGCTTTAATCAATGCGGCTCCTATGTTGTACATATTATCTGGGGTTACGATTGGTAGCCCACCCTGCATTGCTTGTGATGCAAACTGTAGCATTTGGGATAAGTGCGACATCTGCTGATCCTTTGAGCCATTGCCTAAAGCAACAGATACCGTGCAGTCCATCTTGTCGCTCCACATATCTGGGCGAACAGGAACCCACTCGTTTCGCAACATTACTACTCGTTCCTTATCTTGATTCTTTAGCAGGAGTTCATATATACAGTACATCAGTTCTTTAACGCCTGTCTCCGCGAACTGACGGGCAATTAACTCTACCCTTGACTGGGCATTGGTCATCACCGCATTCACCGCTGTAGCCGTTGTATGGCTTGTCAGGGCATCCGCGTTGATACCTTGGGTGTTCTTGTTTACTCCTGTCCTTGCCTCTCTTATCTCGTCCAGATAACTGAGCATCTGGAAGGATTCGGGCTGTAGGGGAGGGGTTGCCAAGGGCATGACAGCGTTGGGGGATTTAACCCTTACCACACCGCCCGGGCGCTGGGTGAGCAAATCATCCAGATTCGCCTGACCTTCAAGCACAGCGTACCTACCAAAGTTCTGGTTATAGGCGTTGTCCATTAGGTTACGCATCAAGGTACTCTTAATGAGTTGTAAATCCATTACTAGATCAGCAACCGACAACCCAAAGAACTTATGTGGTATCTTTAAAGGAGTGATAGAAACAAGGGGAACCTTGTCTATTTCCTCATTTGAGAATATATAATCCCCTACTGTACAAACCTTACGTAGTTCTGCAATACCGTCATCGTTATAATCTGTTCTGATGAAGGATTCATGTAACCAATACTCTCTTAGAGCCTCTTCACCATTCTCGTTTTGTCCAGAACCCCAAGCAAAGGAATCATCAAACTCGTAACGAGCCATTCTCTCTGCGTTGTATACTTCCTCGTTGTATCCTGCGCCTAACTCAGCCACATCAAAGTCATCATCAGGGTACATTACCCGCAGTTCTGATACAGTTTTCTTTACTCTATGGCAGACGAATCGCGCATCCTGTATCCCTTTCGCCTCTCTTGAGATAAGGAATTCATCTGGCGGCACGTTCTCTATGTGGACTCTTCCACCATAAGAGGAGCGTAGTACCACAACGTCATGCAGACCCTCCCCAGATACGGTATGCTCTACAACCTCTACAGTTGTAGGCGTTATGAGTAGTTGTAAATCTTCCTCACTAAGCCCAGAGTATTCCTCTCTTTCTGGCTCTTCATACTCGTCCCACCATACCTTCACTATTCCGTTTTTCTGTAGTAGGGCGTCATGGAACCATGAGTAGAGTATTTCCCAGCCTTTGTTATCTTTGGTGAATACGTAGTTAACGTAGTCAGTGGCTTGTTTAGCCGCATCCACATCTTCAGGGCCATGAGGAGAGAACTTAACCATCTCGTCACCAGACGCGAACACCCTCATCAAAGAGGGTTTGATCCATTCCACAGTGTCCTGTACAGTAGAGTCAACGTACTGGCTACGGCCATCTACCTCATTACCAAATGGTAGAGCATAGTAATACTGTATAGCCTTCTCTCGCTGTATAGATATTTCACCATCATACCCAAGAGAATCTGATATCTCTTGGCGTATCCGCGATATTAATTCTGTTTCGTTATCAGACAATTCCGTAGTTCCTGTATGTTAGATCGCCAGTCCATGCTGGGTCGGAGCCAGCAACAGCATATCTTTGTGATTGGAAGGCGTATCTTGTAGCCGCCATTAAATCATCTCTCAATGGAACGGTCTTACCGTCCTTTCTATGGTACATTCTAAACTCCTCAAACCAAGGGGCGAGAGTAGAGAACACTTTAAACTTACCAGCCTCCATAGATTGAAGCATCGCCATGACGCCTTCTTCAATGGAGTTGGAGCCTTTCTTCCCTCCTAACGGTACAGGGTTGGTGAAATGCTCTAGTAGGAAGTTACATCCTAGATTCCTATATTGGTCGGCTAGACCCGGATTCCCCATGCTATCCCTGCGATTTCCGTCATGTGGGTAGGCGATGGGTATGAATGAGGGTCTTTGCCTTATAACCTCTGAGTGTGATGTAGGACTTGCTTTAGACGCTCTATAGCAGTCATATATGTAGAAAGTTTCCTCTTCTATGTCAATCGCACACCATACTACTGCTGTAGGGTGATCCCAGCCAAAGTCTATGGCTGCTATTCTAGGCCAATGATCCTCTATCTCTATGGGAGATATCATCAGGCTTTCTTCATTGATAGGGAACACAAGTCCCGAACCAATAGAGGGTCTGCCGTATCTCCTCATCTCCCTTTCATGTGGGGAGTAGGCAGAGAGAATCTGGGTCATCACATCTTCTGATAGGTGACCGGCCGCACCCTTCATGGATTGTATCTTCTCTGATGCGTGATCCCATGTGGCGTTTGTCAGGGACTGCGACTTTTGAATGTTGTTCATAAAGGCCGCAACAGTCTCTGTCATCCCATGCTCAGGAGTGAAGGTCATGTAAACCATCCCCCTCCTATCAAGGGTTCGCGTCACCGCTTGGGAATACAGTTCCCTACTGGGTTCTTCATCCAGCCATACTACATCGACTGAACGACCCTGCCATTTATCAACACCCATCTCATAGGCTTTGAAGTGTAAAGATGAGTTCCCACCGGAAACGTGCCGTATGAGGGCTACGGACTTTGCGTTTGGCACTCCGGGCTTGCGTTCCGTTTTTACTATAAGTTTACGTGGAATCGCGCCAGAGCCAAAGGCTTCGGGATCATCGGGGGAACCCAATAATTCTGCTTGTACAATATCTCTGGTGGTTTCGTTTGAGACACCACCCGCCCATGCTGTAATGGGTTGTCTGAACTTGCGCCCAGCCCACCACTCAGGGTATAATCCTGTCAGGTGGTAACTCATCTCTGCTGCACCACAATAAGATTTACCTATTCTGTTGGCAGCCATCAATAAGCGTTGGTTATTCTCCTTGCTAGTGGAGTGGAATTCTAGTTGGTAAGGGTAGGGATCGTAAACGTCTATCTTGTTGTAGCGTTCACGTTGCCTTAGTTCCTTGGCTATTTCAACCGCCTTTTCTAGCCCTGCTTTTGTAACCGCTCTAGTTGTCACGCTTCTTCTTCTTTTCGAAATCCCATATAGAGTCCCAATTCCCTTTATAGTCGTACCAGTTGGGCGACCATTCCCCTGTATCCAATCCTTGTTTTGCCTGATGCCCAGCCCCAAGCAGTGCTAGTTTCGCCCTGTCCCACAAACTAACATCACCATCCCCCGGCATACGATCCATTAGATCATCTGTTTTTAGCCTCGAAGCGGCTATTCGCTCATCTTCAGGCGCTGAGAATGGAAGGTTATGCTTTTTGCTAAATATCGTATGCTCTCGCCAAGAATCGTAGGGTATATCCAGCAGTCCCCAAGGAGTTAAACTATGGGTAAGCACATCATCCCCCGGCCTTTTCATTAAAGGGGATTTAGGTATCCCACCCATTCTGGTACTTAGGGTGAACAGGTCATTATTAGAAGATAACCACTTCCTGTACTCCGCTACAGAACCTTCGCCAACAGCCTCAGAGACTGCTTTAGACATTGCTGTAGCGTGTTCTGGGCTAGGGTATGGGCCTCCTATGCGAACTTTCTTCTTGTTCTGGATTGTATAGAGGTACTCCCCCTCTGGGCCTCCCTCACTGAATGATCTCACATGACTCATACCATCTCTCTCATAAGGTCATTTAAGTCAAGAGTCCTTCATAAGTGCAACTAATTCAATAGTGCCTTTAACTCTTGTTCTAACTCTTCAATAGAACTTGTTTCCACATGGGAGATTTCCTGTCTCTCTACAGGCTTAAACCCAGCCCTATCCAGTACATCTCTACAGGCATTAAGCCTAACCCCTTCAGACACAGCATTAGCCACTAGGTCATTAACCTGCGCTAAAGCGCCGGGAACTGCGTCTTGGATCATCTTTCTCATTCTCTCATCAATCTCACTAGAGAATTGATTCTTGAGCATATAGCCCATCTGCTTACTACCCTTCTTAGAATAGCCAGCCATCTCCGCTGCTTTGGCGGCATTACCGGTAAGACAGTAACTTTCAATGAATCTTTCTTGCTTATCTGTTCTCATTCTATAGGTCTCAATGCTTTTTTAAGGGCCTTTAAGGGCATTATTTCAGGTTAACTCGGCTACCCCTAGGCAACCCTACCAGTAACCACCCCTTAAATTCTGAAGGGGGTTAGAGACTAGAATGTCCCACTGGTGAGTGTAGAGGATATTCGATTAAAAGATTAAAATAAAAAGGGGTTGGTGGGGGGCCAATGCGAATCGTTCTCATTCGCAACGGCGGGGGCATATTATTATATTCTAATATTAGACTATGCTGACGCAGGCGGGAACATTAGCATTTAATTATATTCGAATACGGTGATTTGCTGGTTGGTTTGAACTGTACAAACAAACAGTTGACGTGGGGTAAATTATCTGAGTGGTGTATGTGTGTGTGAGGAGAATATCCGAACAGCATACTTCCAGTAATGTCAAGCGTTGATATCAGCCTATCTAGGTCAAGTGTTATCCCCTATGTCAAGGTTGACAGGTAGCACAGTTATAGAGTAGGGAATTGGTGTTTCTCTTCCGCGCCTTTTTAAATTGCTACTTGATTGACAAGAGCATATAATTTGTGATTGTTGTATTTGTTGTAACGGATGGGAGTTATCTCCCCGGGCAGCGCGCCCCATCGATCCGCACGAAGGCGATTCTTGTTTATGCGTCTTTAGGTGAAGCCCCTAATGCAGGGCAGGCTAAGAAAACTAGCGGGTTAATCCGAACCCTAGTTAAACGTCGGTCACACATCCTATTAACTTATTACAAGGTAACAATCTAATGTCACATGAAATAGACACAACAAATGATCGCGTAAATATGGCTGCTGCACATGGTGTTAACGTATGGTGGGAGAGTGAAGGATTCAGGCCTAATCGGGTTGATCCTTCAGCGCCTATCAACGTATGGCGAGCAGCCGCGTTGCCATTTGAAATTAAGAAAGCGAACGTAAGATATACGGCTTTTATTGATAATGAGTCTACAGCGCAGACGTTAACTGATAACGCCATTAGCGTAAAACAGTGCGAGTTAAAAGACAGTCACAGTGTTTTATACCGCACTGATACCGGCGATTATTTGTCTACCGTCAGTAAGCAGTATCACCTGCATACGATAGAACAAGTAACGTTAGCAGCGGCTCGCGTAGTCGCTCAAGGAGGCTATCAGATGGCTACCGTTGGAAGCCTACGCAATGGTAAGGAGATATGGTTTCAGGCTATGACAAACCGAGACGTAAACATTGCGGGAGAGAAGTTTGACCGCAACGTTTTACTGGGTACGTCGTACGACAAAACCACGCTTTCCTACAGCATGACTACGGATGTAGCAGTAGTTTGTAACAACACGTTACAAGCGGCTTTGCGTAGCGGTGCGAATGTTTTTAGGCTTTCACATCGCAACGTATTCGACGAGTCTTATTTAGTTGGCTCGTTAGAGATGTTAGGCGAACAACAAGAGCGCAACGCTCAGATTATTGAAGAGTTGGCAATGCTTCCATTAACTGATAATGGGCGTCTCGAATTCTTTGATCAGATTGCGCGACACGTTAAGCCAACTACGCCACCTTGGGCAGACAGCAGTAAGACAAAGCGAATTGATAGTGAGTCTTGGGCGCGGGAGTTTTACCGCGCAAATGCTGACGCTCTGGAATCGTCTTACCAGTATGCTCCAGGCGGCGTATCGCATCGCAATAAAATAGCATCACGCGATGGTACGTTACACGGCGCAACTCAAGCGGTTTACCATTGGGTAGATCACAAGTTGTTAAAGAAACAAGACGGCGGCTACAAGGCGAACTACTTTCAAAAGGTTAACGGCCTGCAAGGTAACGCTGGGTCGATAAAAAGAGCCGCGTTAATCAAAGCCGCACGTTATGGCGGTATTGACCTTGACGTAGATATAGCAGCATGAGCGGCGCTAAAGGTTTGCGAAACCTTAAAACGCTCGACGAAAAGCAAAGCGGGAATTGGTTCCCGATAGCCAGCAAAACCGGCGTAAATTATTGTCGGGAGTGCGGCGCTAAGTTGCCTGATTTTCTCTCCAACTCTCTTTGCCTAAAATGCTTTGAACATTTGGGCGGCAACGCGAGATTAAATTAATGCAATTAATGCTAATTATCGCAATGCTTTGCCTGATCTTTTTTATGATATAAAAAATCAAGATATTGCCCGGCGGCTTCGGTCGCTGGGCTTTTTTTTGGCTTCAAAAGTAAATGCGAATAATTCTCATTCGTATTTTTTTGCAACTAGAATATTATAATATTTTAATATTCAAAAGTAACTATAAACTATATTAGAATATTCTAATATACTACAATAACTATATTAGAGAATGGTAATATACTAATACACCTATATTAGCATTTTTTAATATAGCGCTTATCCTCAAAACTCGCCTGTGCAAAAATTACAAAACTCGCCTGTGCAAAAATTGCGAAACCACTATGACCTTTTCTTGATCTTTTCAATTAATACTGTAGGCCCATCATGCTTATAACAATTAAGGCAATCTATACACTTTCGGCCTGTACAGTTGTCCGCTGTATGATCTGACGTTGTAACGTTAAATACTTTGTCAAAGTGTTTCGGTGGCTCACTAATAACCTTATCTTTTATAGGGTTAGAATATACTAGTATCAGGTTGTCAGGCTTTTTGTAGCCCTTCAATTTAAAGGCTTGGTTTACGATTGAGCGCCTTTTAGTAAAAAGCGTTACTGTAGTCTGAGGGTTTTTAGTGGCTAGTCTGCTAAAATTGAGGTAATGCCAGAGGTTTGTCAGTTCGCCGTGACCATGACCCCTAACATAAGCCAAGTTCAAAAACGGCAGGTAATCTTTTGGTATACGTTGCTGTAATAGCAGGGTATTCGCTTGGAAGCGCGGAACACAGTTTTTTCGGCTGCCTTTTAGCATTGCTATAGAATAGCAGTCGCCACAAATAACTGAATCATCGCCTGTAGTTGACATTTTACCGCAAAAAGGGTTTGTCAAAGGGTTAGTGTTAATCGCCATCATTCCCACTGGGGAGAATTCAGACGGGCCTAACTTACCAGTCATGGTGCTTAATTTAATAGTTTCCATAGCCAGATATTAACCCGGTTCTGGATCGTCTGTCAACCGGTATTTTTTACGATTGTAGGTTACCGGCGAACGCCATCTTTTAGGCTTAAACTTGGAATACTTTACGGTCAGGTTTCGGCGCTTTCTTGTGCGCTCCCGACTTTCTTCGCTTGCCATCATTTTACCCTGTGCCTTGTGTGAAAAAAAGTTGGCACGATTCTTGCTACTAGATATATATATACTAGATATATATATTAAATACTTATAATAAGGGAGGGGGTACGCTGTGGATAACTTTCCAGTTACCTTGTGATATCAAATACTTAGCCCTTATTTACCCTGTGGATAACCCTGTGGATAACCCATGTATAAATATTTATACCTTTCTAACTATAATAGGTTTGGCAGCGTGTAAATATCCAGAAAATAAGGTCAATAACGCTCTCCCTTACTGGTAACACCTTTTCCCTAATGAGGACAGAAGATTGAGTTGTGGACGGTTATAGGGGGTTGACAAACAGAATACACATAGATTATAATCAAATACTTATGATATATAATAAATTCGCAAATAAAATTCTAAAGACTATCCGTGGATTGGAGAGGGAAATGACATCTAATAAGGGGGTCAAGCCGCTGGACTCTTATCGCAATAGATGCCTTACCTTGATTGAAAAGTTACAAGAGATATACTCAGGTGATGACCACTCTAGGGAGAAGATAGAATGCCTAAAGTCTGCATTTGATGTCTACTCTAACCTACAGAGAAAGTCTGACGAAAACTCTGTTACGCAGGACATTGCGGGAAGGGAACTAGCCGATACTCCCAGACTAAGATCGTCCAGAGGGTATGCCTCGATGAACTGGAATGCAATAGGTTGGACAAAAGGAGGAGGATCAGATAGACTGCGCGGATACTACGGTGGCCCCAAGATAAGAGGCTTGAAAACCCCTTACAATGATGACCTTTCAAAAACTGACTACTGGTGTGTGATAGATGACAAACGAAAGAAGTAAGGAAGAACTATTGCGGAACGCTAAGAGTTCTGTGACGGAATTAAAAAAGGCTGCTCACCTATTGCTGGACTTCGTTGGGATGATTCAAGCTAACTCTCCTAGCATGGGCGCAGAAGATTATGACAGTATATTAGATATGCTGCTACTCACCATAGAGGAACTTGATGATATTGCGATGGACTTCTCTGTGGCTGTGGAGAATCTAAAACTGGTGGAGGGTGACGATGGAGTCTCTTAACATGGAGTTGGGGCCAGACTCACTAGCCCCATATCTTAGCGCGGAACAATCTAAAAGCATTAAGCCTGTAAACTCTTTTACTCAAGAGGTACTGGATTATTATCTAGTAGGCGACCATGTGACCGGGATTAAAATACCCTTTGGCGACCCCAAAAAATTCAGACTGCGTAATGGAGAGTGTACGATCCTCGCTGGCATAAACTCGGCAGGAAAATCCCTCTACGCTGGGCAGATAATGCTAGGGGCTATTGAGCAAGGCTTCAAATGCTTATCAGTTAGTCTGGAAATGTCACCCCGCAGCCAAATCGCTAGGCTTTGGAGACAGGCATCGCTATCTATGCAACCAACAATCGACTTTGGCCTTGGGTTTAACGCTTGGGCTAGGGATAAGTTGTACTTCTTTGACAAACAAGGGACGGTAGACTTAAAGACGTTGATGGCTGTGATACGTTACGCTGTTGACCAGCATGGAATAGAGTTTATCCTAGTAGATTCTCTTATGACGATTGGTGGCATCGCTAATGATGACTACACTGGACAAAAGCAGGTGGTTTGCGAGATCGCGGACGCTTGTCGAGACATTGATTGCCACATAATGTTAGTGGCACACGCTAGGAAATCCATGTCTATCAGGGATAAGATAGACAGATTCTCAATCAGGGGTGCAGGTGAACTGGCCGATAGGGTTGACAATGTGATACTCATGGGCAGATACTACGAGGATGAAGAGGACGCGCCGGATGCTTGGGTAGCAATATCTAAGGCTAGGCATTGGGACATGGCAGAATGTGAGATGAACCTAAACCTACACGCCGCATCGTTAAACTTACTCACTGAAGGACAAATCCCCACCAAATTGAACATGGACAACAATGATCCTGATGAGTAACTGGAAAAACTTTGAGCGCAGGGTAGCCGCTATCTTTGGAGGTAAAAGAATCCCTGTGAATGGTAGAGCAGAACTAGACATAGAGCATAACGTGTACGGAATCGAGTGCAAGTACCGCAAGGTGCTTCCCGATTGGTTGTTTGGGAACGCTATACGTCAGGCTTTGACAGGTTCAAGGAAGAAGGGTATAATCCCCATTGTGGTCATCGGTAAGTACAACAGTTCTGATATATTTGTACTAACTAGAATAGATGACTTTTTAAAAGCGACTAGAAAAGAGGACAAAGATGAACAGTTTATGGAATAAAATGATGAAAGATCATTTTGCTTATCGTCCAAAGTATACATTTACAGCCTCAATCAAGGAGTCTAAGCGGCCTGAAGAGGGGTCTTCTAGGGTAAAACTGGTTGAACAAGAGCAGGTGTGTGTGTACCCTGACCCTGATGACGGAACACATACATGGGAGGATAAAGATGCATCTTCTTGAAGCAGGACTGAAGCGTCCGTTCCCTGTGTCCCAGATAAAGTTCATGGACATGAAGAATGGGAGGAAGCCACTTGCGCACATTGACGCAAGGAACGTGATGGATAGGCTGGATAAGGTTGTTACTCCTGCTGGATGGTATCCAGTATACGAGATGATATCACCCGAGATAATGCTGTGCCATTTATCTGTTTGTTTGGATGGAGTCTGGATAACCAAAACAGATGGCGCTGGCGAATCTTCTTTCGAGAAGGAGAAAGGGATAATCTCAGGATCGCTAAAGAGGGCGGCAGTGTTATTTGGAATTGCCCGGTATTTGTATAACGATGGGTCGTTTGACGCCAGCAGACAGCCCGCTCATTGGGCTACCCCTGAAGGCTTTGACGAGGTTATGGCTAAACAGCACGATCAATCTGTGGAGGAGTGGAGGGCTAGTTACTCTGAAGCGCTAAAGGAGCAGAGGGAGAGAGTATGAAAACCAGATTGAAGAACAAGAAGGAAACAGAGTACGATAAGGCACAACTTGCTTTAAAAAAGAATGAACTAGTTGAGAATGCTATTACTTTTTCGGAAGAGTTCTGGGAATGCGGTGGTAAAGTTTTGTTTGACTCTGCAACGGAACTACGGGATAAGTCATGGAGTTATGAGAGGGAAAAAGAGAACCTCAGACTGACTAAGGTTGGGGATACTTGGGATTACGAAAACAAGGTATGTGGAGAGTATAGATACCGGGATATGAAATGAGCCTATACGAGGATTACATTGCGATCAGCAGGTACGCTAGGTATCTACCTGAGAAGAAACGCCGTGAGACATGGGATGAAACAGTAGATAGATACTGCGATTACATGGGCAACAAGTTCAGTGTTGAACTGTCGGGCATACGGGAGTTAATCAAGGATAAAGAAGTAATGCCTAGCATGAGAGCCTTGATGACTGCTGGCCCTGCGCTTGACCGCGATAATATTTGTGGCTATAACTGCGCCTACGTTGCCATTGACCACATCAGAGTGTTTGGTGAGTCACTGTACATTCAGATGAACGGTACAGGTCTGGGGTTCAGTGTTGAGCGTCAGCACATACACAAACTACCAGAGGTAGCGGAAGAATTCCACGACACCGACACTGTGATAGCGGTGCGTGATTCTAAACTAGGGTGGGCAACCGCCCTCGATGAGTACGTTCGACTGCTCTACAGTGGGAAAGTTCCCAAAGTAGATATGAGTAAGGTACGCAGAGCGGGAGCGGTCTTGGTGACCTTTGGGGGTCGAGCAAGTGGGCCTGAACCATTCCATAAGTCCTTGATAAACATAACTAATGTGTTCAAAGGTGCGGCAGGTAGGAAGTTAAACTCTATCGAGTTACACGATGTCATGTGCTACATCGGGGAGTGCGTTGTGGTCGGGGGTGTACGTAGGACTGCCATGATCAACCTGTCCAACCATAGCGATGAACGTATGCGTCACGCTAAGATGGGTAACTGGTTCGTCGAGAACCCTCAACGATCCTTGGCTAACAACTCTATATGTTATACTGAAAAGCCTGACGTTGGTGCGTTTATGCGCGAGTGGAACGCAATATATGAGTCGCGATCTGGAGAGCGGGGCATCTTTAACAGGCAAGCATGTAAGGACATGGCCCCAGAGCGTAGGGATACTGACCATGAGTTCGGCACAAATCCGTGCAGCGAGATAGTATTACGATCAGCACAATTCTGTAACCTTACAGAAGTTGTGGTTAGACCTGAAGATGACTACGAAATTTTAGAGGCTAAGGTAGAGGCCGCTACAATCTTAGGCACTCTCCAGTCAGCACTCACGGACTTCAAATTCTTACGCAAGGTGTGGAAGAATAATTGCGAGGAAGAGAGATTGTTAGGGGTATCACTAACTGGGATATGGGATAGCAAGTTCTTTAAAGCCCCATTCCACGGTGATGTTGAGCGTCTAAAGAATCACGCGGTAGAGGTGAACAAAGAATGGGCCAAGAAACTGGGCATCAACCCCTCGACCGCTATTACCTGTGTAAAACCGAGTGGGACGGTCAGTCAATTAGTCAATAGCGCGTCAGGCTGTCATCCGAGACACAGCCGCTGGTATCTCAGGAGGGTTCGTAATGACATTAAAGACCCCTTGGCTCAGGTAATGATAGATGCTGGTGTGCCTTATGAGGTAGACAAGTTCAATAAGGAAACCTATGTATTTGAGTTCCCGATAGCCTCTCCAATAACGTCTACAACTCGACACGACATCACACCGTTCGATCAGTTAGAGATGTGGAAGAGCCTGTCACTTCACTGGTGTGAACACAAACCTTCAATGACTTGCTACATTCCGGAGGATCAGTGGCCGCAGGTCGGCGCTTGGATATGGGAGAACTGGGATGTGGTCAACGGTATCTCGTTCCTGCCATCGGCTGATGAGGGCCATGTATACGAGCAAGCCCCATACGAGGACATAACTGAGGAAGAGTACGAGGCAAGAGAGAAACTAATGCCAGAGCATATCAACTGGAGTTTTGAGGAGGACATGGATAACACAACCGCTAGTCAGGAAGTGGCCTGTTCAGCGGGAGTATGTGAGATATGAATACTCTGTATGGTTGGCACTATCTAATCAAATATCATATTCTTAGGTGGATGGGAAAGAAACCTATAGAGTTGTGGGAGGCAGAAGAGGATGATGAGATAGTTCCGGGCCTAGGATACTATCTTAGTGACGGTATATATGAAAATACTTACGACCATTATAAAGCGAGAGGTTTTACGCCTATGTGGAAAAGATGTTAGAGAAAAAGAATCGGTGGAAAAACAAGAAGTACACCAACTGGGTAGCCACCCTTCCTTGCTCTAACTGTAGTGTAGAAGATGACACCATTGTGGCGCACCATCTAAAACACATATGGTTTCCCCACGGGGGAGGAGGCGTAGGAATGAAGGCTAACGACTTCCTTGCTATGCCCATGTGCTATACCTGCCATGATAAGGTTCACAACGGGGACAGGGACATCATAGAATTCCAGCCAGACTTTATCTTCAGTACGCTTGACAAGGCGTTTAGAAGTGGAGTATTATCCGCAACATGATGGATCACCTAGAAGCCTTACAGTTCATGCACGACAACTGTGAGCAACTTGCTGAAGCGAAAGCCCAGAAGGAGCAACTCAAGGAGTTTAAAAAGATTGAAGCAGCCCGTCTGTTTCTTCTTGCCCCTAAAGGGTCTGTGGCTGATAGACAAGCCCACGCTTTGACACAGGGGTCATATCTAATTGTCGTTGACGGGGAGAAGGAAGCGATAAGGAAAGAACATTTACTCGCCATGCAGTTTAAAACGATGGAGGCTACGATAGAAGTGTGGCGAACTATGCAAGCGAATGCTCGAACGGAATCAAGGATTTTATAATGAATCTAGACGAGTTAACTGAAGAGCAGTGGTATCATAACGATCAACTACTGCAACAACAACAGGAGAACGAAGCACAGATGGACTTTACACCTAAAGATAACCAAATTCGACTGTACCACAATAGTTTCAAAACTCTTGATAAGCACCCAGATTGGACGGGTGACGGTATGGCGAAGGGGGTTGTAGTCAAGGTAGCAGGTTGGAACAACACTTCCCAAAATGGAAAGGACTATGTTAAAGTTGACATAGACTTTGATCCTGACGCTTATAAGAGGAACGGCGGAGATCGCTCGGAAACCCCTCAGAAGTCGATGGATGCTGGGAGCCAGTGGGATTAACATGACAGACGAGTCGTTTACTCATACTGTCTTCTTCGCTAACGGGGAGACTCAAGGTATAGACTTCTTTCCTGAAGGACATATCTACAGGCTCTCCGGTAGCGAGGAGGTTATCCCATCCGCAACCCAGATACTTGGGGTTATAGCAAAACCCGCTCTTGTATATTGGTCTGCTCTTGAGGCAAGCAAGTATTTTAAGAAGCAGGTTGTAGAGGTGACCGCCCCAACGGAGATGCCTTTGTACTCCCTAAGCGGTCTGTCGGTAGATGAGGTTGCTAAGGGTATGGTTGAGTCGCATAGGACTATTGCAAGCGATGCAGCCGATATAGGGACTTCTGTTCATAAATACATAGAGGAGTGCATTAAGTTTAAACTAAGGGGTAAGGATGCGCTGACCTACGATTCCTTACCGGACGAGCCAGATAACAAGCAAGCGCAAAATTCTATCAGCGCCTTCAGGAAGTGGTACGCAGACAACAACGTCAAGTTCATCTCCGCAGAGGAGAAGGTATACCATCCTGAACTGAAGTATGCTGGGACTGTGGATGCTGTAGCGGAAGTTAATGACGAGTTCTGTGTGATCGACTTTAAAACTTCCAGCAAGACTTACCCCGAACATCACATTCAATGTGCAGCCTATGCTAAGGCGATTGAATTAATCTATGATCGAGAGGTCGAGTGTACTTACATTCTTAGGCTCGACAAGAAAACTGGCAAGTGCCAAGTTAGTAGGTCAGATCAGATGGGAGAGGACTTTGTAGCCTTTCGCGCTGCAATAGCCTTACAACGCAGACTAAAGGGAGGTCTTCATCGTGGCAAACGTAAAAGTGCTGGCTGAGATGCTTTGTTTTCACATTGATGCCGCCGTAGCGGTATCTGAGTACCTTGTGGAAGAAGGGGATCACATCCATGTTGTAAAGGCTGTCCTAGAAAAGAGAGGTTCTGAGTCTGGCTCAGTTGAGCAACACGCCCTTTGGGAGACAGTGAAAGACCTGATGGATAAGCCAAGCCTTGTTAATTGATGAGCAGACAATCTCTAAGAAAAGCGATAAATGATAAGTGCAAGGACTGCATCTACGACCCTGTTGAGGACGGTACATGGCTCAAACAGGTCGAAAACTGCGAGATACCTACCTGCCCCCTATGGAGGGTTAGGCCAGTGACGCAAACCTCAAAAAACGGCCTTAAAGGCCATTCAAATGACCTTGGAGAGCAGATATAATGAACCTACTGATTATCGGTGACCCTCATGCAAACCCGGACTATGACAATGATAGATTTACAGGGTTGGGAGAGTACATCGCTCAGGAGAAGCCTGAGTATGTGGTGTGCCTTGGGGACATGGCTGACCTGCCATCCCTATCCTCCTATGACAGAGGGACAAAGGGGTTCGAGGGTAGGCGGTACAGCAAGGACGTTGCGGCAGTAATTGATGCCCAAGAAAAACTGTTCGCCCCCATAAAAGAACTTAATAGGATGTTGCTAAAAAAGAAAGTCAAGCAGTACAAGCCTAAACTCTACATGACGTTAGGCAACCATGAGGATAGGATAACTAGGGCTATCAATAGTTCACCTGAACTAGACGGTGCAATATCTATTGGCGATCTTCAGTACAAGAAGTTTGGCTGGAAGTGTACTTCGTTCAAGGAGTGCTTAACTATAAAGGGTATCTCGTTCAGCCACTACTTTACAACCGGGGCAATGGGTCGCCCTATCTCAGGCACTAACATAGGTAACTCAATGATGAACAAATTACATTGCTCTGCTGTGCAGGGACATAGCCACCTTATCAGCCACCAAGAATCCACCAAGCCTGATGGACAAAAGATATTCGGACTGAGCGCGGGGTGCTATTCTCACCCTTACTACTCAGAGAACTGGTGTAGGGATACAGAGTACCAGTGGTGGAGAGGCGTAATCACTTTGGAGGGTCTGGATGGCGAGGGGTACTACGATGCCATACATTCGATTACCCAGAGAGCAATACTGCGGTGAACGAGGAGTGGGCCGAGAGCAGAAGGATGCACTTTGGACTGTACTGCTGGAAGCGTAAACTACAGCAGGCTCCTAGCGGCGCTTTCTGGAGTGCTATATTTGAAAAGCAGTGGGGGATTCCACTTGCGAAATTCGCTGAACAGCAACGACAGCGCCAGAAGGAAAGCGAGTAAGGCCATAGTAGATAGGAGGGTCAACCTTACCCTCCCCTGTGAAATCATCTGGGTCTTTCGTATTAGCGATCAGAATAGTATCATCGTCCTCGCTTATTAGCCACCCCACAGAAAAAAGGGTGGGGCAAGATACCTCCTGCTCCCACCCCGCTGTTGCGATTATGTCGCGCCACTCGACTACGACTAATTCTTTTTCTTTCTTTCCAGTG